GGGGAGAGAGGGTGGGGTCCGGGGAGGGGGAGAGGAGGGCTTTCCTTGCTGTGCCTCCCCTGCACACCCAGCCCTAGGTGCGAGTAACTGGATCTCCAGGAGCTGGTTTCTGTTCCTTATGCGCCTTTATCTTTTCCTCTAGCTTCTTCCTATTTTCCACTAACTGCTCACGTTGTTCCGTTAGTTGGGCCCCTTTTATTTCAGCTTGTTTCATCTTTTCTTTGACGTTATCCAGTCTTTCTTTTGGAGTCAGTTCTTCAGTACCTGGTTCTTTCTCGTTTTTGTCGTTTCCCATTGTCTTAACTCCTTCTGATTCTACAATTTTGCAAGTTCATCTTCAATTATGAGATTATCCTGGCAATTTGTGTATCTTGTTATCGGTTCAGTTAATATGCTTATTCTGTCCTCCTCTCCTTGTTGGACAAATTGTGCGTCTCCATAGTCCTCCAGTGCATCAGCAGCCGTTCCCCAGAATATCACACTTTGAGCGGCCCAGTAAACTGCTAAAACGGTGCAACTTTCGCTTGAGTGTAAATAGGTGTCTCCTTGTGTGTAAAGATCTGATGGATCGTGAGCTAGATAAATTGCCTCTGCTGCATCGTAGTTATCCATTGCTTCTGCTGCAATTGCAATCTGTGCGATTGCTGTTTCTACGTACTCATCTCCCTCAGCCTGGTAGTCATTGCTGGTCTGAAGATCAGCGGCAGCCTGGGCATAATGAGGAGCAGGATCATGTGCTAGATAAATTGCCTCTGCTGTGTCGTAGTTATCCATTGCTTCTGCTGCAATTGCGAGTAGTGCAAGAGCCGATGCTACATACCCATCTCCCTCGGACAGGTAGTCATTGCTGGTCTGCAAATCGGCTGCTGCCTGGGCAAAGTTAGGAGCCGGATCGTGAGCATTGAAAACTGCTAAGGCTGCATCGTATTCGTCCATTGCTTGATTTGCAATTGCTGTCGCAGCAAGACCTGCGGCTACATATCCGTCTCCCTCATCGAGATAGCCATTACTGGTTTGCAAATCGGCTGCCGCCTGAGCATAGTGAGGAGCTGGATCATGTGCCTGATAAATTACTTCGGCAGCATCGTATTCATCCATGGCCTGATTTGCAATTGCAGTCTGTGCAAGAGCTGTTTCTGCATACTCATCTCCCTCGTCCTGGTAGTCATTGCTGGTCTGCAAATCTGCGGCAGCCTGGGCATAATGAGGAGCTGGATCATGTGCTAGATAAATTGCCTCTGCTGCATCGTATTCGTCCAGGGCCCCATTTGCAATGGCGGTCGCTGCAAGACCTAATGCAACAAACCCATCTCCTTCATCGAGATAGTCATTGCTGGTTTGCAAATCTGCGGCTGCCTGGGCATATAGTGCATCCGGGTCGTAGGAGTTGAATATTATCAAGGCCGCATCGTACTCATCCATTGCCTCATTTGCAATAGCAGTAGCATCGAAGCCCAATGCTACATACCAATCACCTTCCGCGAGATAATTATTGCTGGTTTGCAAATAGGACGCGGCTAATGCGTAGTGAGGAGCAGGATCATTGGCGTTGAAAACTGCTAAGGCTGCATAATATTCGTCCAGGGCGTCATTTGCAATAGCAGTCGCCTCAAGACCTAATGCTACATACCCGTCTCCCTCATCGAGATAATCGTTGCAGGTTTGTATATAGGATGCGGCTAATGCGTAGTGTGGAGCCGGATCATTGGCAGTATAAATTGCGTTGGCCTCATCGTATTCGTCCAAGGCCCCGTTTGCAATTGCAATCGCTTCTTCTGCTAACCCTTCGTAATAGTCTGCCTCATCACTGCACGCGCTTGATTCATTAAAACATGTCTCCGCCTCGTTATAGCAGTAATCAGCAGTTTCCCAATCCTCGATTGCTTCGGCATCTTCTCCTAAAGCAAACCACTCTTCTCCCAGTGCGTACCATTCTTCTGCTAGACCATGCCAATAATCGTATTGTTCAATTGCTGCGTCTGCTTCTGCTGTTGCTTCTTCTGCTATGTCCACGCATTCATTCATGATTGCGAGCTGTTCTGCTTGGATAGCATCGCAATCCTCTCCCTGGGCATATTCTGCCTCAGAGTAGGCCAGGTATTCTGCTGCACGAGCATAAGATATTATTGAAGCTGCATTTGCTGCGTCTGCTTCCGCTAGTGCTTCTTCAGCTATATCCAGGCACTCATTCATGATGGCTTGCTGGGCTAGTCTGGTAGCATCGCAATCCTCACCGAGTGCAAATTCTGCCTCAGAAAGACCCAGGTAATTGGCTGCGGTGGCATAAGATATTAATGAAGCAGCATTAGCAGCGTCCGCGTCTTCTATTGCGGATTCTGCAATCGCTATGCACTCGTCCATTATTATCTGTTGCTCTTCTTGCAGGGCCTCGTAATCCTCCGCCTGAGCAAATCCAGCCTCCGACAATGCCAGGTAGTCAGCCGCAAGACCGTAAGAGACCAGGGAAGCTGCATTTGCTGCTTCTGCATCTTCTGTTGCAGATTCGGCTCTTGCTATGGCATCATTCATGATTGCTTGTTGTTCTGCCTGGGCTGCCTCATCATCTTCTCCAAGTGCGTAGGCAGCTTCCGATAATGCCAGGTAGTCGGCAGCATGAGCATACGACCCTTCTGAGGCAATAGTTGCTTCCTCTGCGTTTGCATTTGCCTCCTCCGCAGCTCCTAAACGTGCATCCATTATTAGGGCCTGTGCTGCCTGAACTGCTGCATCAGCTTCTCCGAGGGCGTATGCAGCTTCAGAGAGAGCCAGGAAGTCAGCCGCAAGACCGTAAGAGACCATGGAAGCTGCGTTTGCTGCCTCTGCATCTTCTGTTGCAGATTCAGCTCTCGCTAAGGCATCATTCATGATTGCTTGCTGTTCTGCCTGGGCCGCCTCGTCATCTTCTCCGAGGGCGTATGCAGCTTCCGAGAGGGCCAGATAGTCAGCCGCAAGACCGTAAGAAATTAATGAAGCCGCATACGCTGCGTCTGCATTGTCTGTTGCCTGGTCTGCTGTTGCCAGTGCCTCATTCATGATATCTTGCTGTTCTGCCTGGACTGCTGCATCAGCTTCTCCGAGGGCGTATGCAGCTTCCGAGAGGGCCAGATAGTCAGCCGCAAGACCGTAAGAAATTAGAGAAGCCGCATAAGCTGCGTCTGCATTGTCTGTTGCCTGGTCTGCTATTGCCAGTGCCTCATTCATGATTGCTTGCTGTTCTGCCTGAATCACTTCGTAAGATTCTGCTAAGGCAAGAGCAGCTTCCGATTGTTCCAGCCAATCGGCTGCCTCGGCATAATATGCAATCGAGTGTGCGGCGCTTTCCTCTGCGTCTTCTGTAGCCTGTTCTGCAATGTCCAGGCATTCATCCATTATTTGGATTTTGTCTATCTGTACTAAGTCGCTGTTATCTGCTTCTTCAGTTGTTTCTTCTAGAACTGCTCTGACCTTTTCAGCCAAATTCCTGGTTATGCCTGTTATTTTTGTTACCTGCCAGGCACAATGGCATTTCTCGTGGGCCGGAAGTCGATAGGGTTCGCCGGCAGAATCTTCTGTGACGAATTTTCCTGAGATATGGTCTCTGCACCACTCACAGGAAGTTCCGCCTACACTTCCCGCATGGACGAGCACCGATACCGTCTTCGTTTCACATGCCATGGCGATCAGTCTTCTGGGTTGTACCCATCGTAAAGCGTAAGTTCCATAACATCGCCACCGAGGCGACTTTCAAAGGCTTTGTTGAATAGCCTCATGTTGTATTGGCCTGCGTAAGGCTCGCTGTAAATTGTTACCCTGATGAAGTCGCCCAGTTTAAGAGTATGATCTGGTCTGGCCCAGATCCTCAGATAGCGCTCGTCTGCCATCTGGCCGAGCATATATCCGGCTCTCGTAACCAGTTGCTCCTCTGTCATTGTGGATTGATACGGTATGTATTCCTTGTAGATCCCACCTGCAAGAGGATCCGTTTCGCCGAGGGCTTTTGAACGGCCCCAGCGGTTTGGCGGCAGGTTGCAGAGGTTGAATGTATTCGTTCTACCTCTCAGTACGATTGAATCAAAACCGTGTTTAGTGTCATCCATGGTTCCAGTTTCAAAATCTATCAGATCCGCCTCTACGTAGGTTTTCCATGGATTGTCATACCAGCCCCTGTAAATTGTTTTATGAGCATCAACATCTTGATCCCCATCTTGGCGATTCACAAAGCTGAATTCCAGGCCCTGGGTTTCTGCAACCCTCATGAAAGAGGTCCAGAGCCTTTCTGTAAGCACATCCACCCCAGGCGGCACCAGCGTAGCTGTTGTGATCGACCCGGCCCGCAGATGGCAGTTCTTGAAATTAAGGATGTAACAGGGATAAGTCTGTGGGTTTCCGGTCGGCTCGCCCGCGGCAGTACGAATATAGATTCGGTCAGAATCCCTGAACCACTCGTTCACCTGCATTGCCTCAAGGCTCGCAGACTGCGTTAGTTGCGTTGAGCCAAGATAGATGGCAGGTGTTATGAGCGGGATTCTGGGGGTGTAGAGTGCATCTGTGCCGGTTCGCTCCAGGCAATAGGTGTTTGCTGGTGCACCTTGCTCTGTTGCCAGCTTCCAGCCTGTTGCCAGAGAGCTTGCAACGAAGAGGAGGCCCTGGTTGGTGATGGTGTCACCCAGGAGGTCGTTTACCTGGACTGTCGCAGCATAACTCTTCTGGAATGCAGAGCGCACATTTAGCAGCTTTGAAAATCCTGAGCAGTGATATTGCTGCGGTCGTTTGGACTTAAAAGACGGCCGCTTCATCTGATCAAAGTAGCCGCAAAATACGGGCATGGCTGCGCCCGGCTTTGAAACCACGATTGTAGCGCGCTCATCAATTAACTGGCCATCATAGCATTTGAAACTCAGGCTCTGGTGATATAAAAATGGCCAATCCGAGCGATACTCTGTCGGGATAATCGTTAATGTGCTGCCATCTGGATTGGTTACAGAAAAAATTAATTCGGTAGGCATAGAGACCACTCAGGGCGAAATTGTGTAGCTGATTGTGCTGGTGGCGTCGTAGCTGCCCCTCTCGGCGTGTAGCCCGTCAATGACATCCACTCTGATGCTATTGGTTCCTGAGTCGGCCAGGGTTGGAATCCAACGAATCCAATTTTGAGTACCCCAAGGGCTCAGGTCTTTCCAATTCGCACCAGGGGGCTTATGCCAAAATTTGTATAACAGCTCTACCCCGTTTGGACCTGCTGCCGTTGCTATTATCTCAATCTCAGTTCCCGGTGGCTGAGGGCTTGCCAGGCGCGGAGCCAGACTGGTGATCGTGGGAGCTGTGCCGATACCAGCGATGGCTGTTACTGTATAGGATGCAGTTGCGTTATCGTCGTAACTGCCCTCTTTAGCGTGCAGGCCGTCTCTGATTTGGACTTCAATGGTGCTCTCGCCCACGTCCACCGTTTGAGGCTGCCATTGCCAGGCATTCTTATGGCTCCAGTCCTGCACGAGCATCTTGACGTTAGCAGTTCCGGGGCCGGTGAGGAAGAAGCGATATAATATCGGGTTGCTATCTGCATCTGTAGCCACGCAGATAAAATCGATCTTGGTTTGCTCCTCCTGCGGGCTGGCCAGGCTGGGAGTTAAGCTGGAGATCTCCGGCGCCGTGCCTGTGCCGGCAGAAGTGGCGGTGATGGTGTAATTGGCTGTCGTGCTTTGGTCTGCAGCTCCTTTTGAGGGCCCACCACGCACCTGCACCGTGATAACAGAGGCCCCAACATCCTGATCGCTGGTCCTCCAGGCAAAGCTATTGCGGCTCTGCCATCCGGTCATATCTCTGGAAGCAGAGCCGGTGCCCGGCCCGTTCACAAGGAAGCGATACTCCAGGCCCTGCGAAGGCGTGGCAGCAGCTACGAAAATGATCTCCTGGCCAGCGCCCTGGGGGCTGGCAATGGAGGGAGTGAGGGACAATATGTAGCTGACTTTTACATGGCAAAAGACCTCTAGCCGGCAGCGATAGGCGGCCAGGTTCTTATCAAATGCCACATCACCCTGGACCTTCAAGACCTCGGCCCCGGTGAAACCATCATCTAAAATGATGCGGATTACATCGGCAATCTCAGCGCAATACTCTGCCCCTCCATCGGTCCCCTTGCGAGACCTGATATCTACTGCAAAGATTGGATCTGAGGCTACGAGCTGACCGGAAATGTCCTGGGCCTCGCAAGAAATGAGGCTCTTATTAACGGCATTTCGCAGGTCTACATCACTCTTTTCCAAGGGCTTGTTCTTGTAAATCTTTGCATCAACCATTGCACTTAGAGCCGCATTTCCAGTCAGGGCACTCAGGAGATTATCTAAAAGAGTAAATGCCGTTTTTACCACATCCTTAATTCCTCAAGGAGAAAACCACACTGCAGGAAGCATGTCAGTCTTGCCCTGAATGGCCACGAGCTTAACTCCATTGGCATCTACGACCGTCTTGATACCATCAATCAGGAGATCTGTTCTTCCTCCATCGGCCAGCTCGGCCTGGATCTCGGCAGTATCGCCCAGGATGGCATCAATATGGCCGTGCAGGGTGGTTAAGGTGGCCTCATTGGCGGGACTGGCCGGCAAGTTATCTGTCTTGGCCTTGATAGCTGCCGTCTCGGTCTTGACTGCTGGTAAATCGGTGTCGTGGATGTTGTCGAGAATGCTGTCAATCGTATTTACTGAGCTTTGAGATGCTGCGGTCTTAGCTGCATCATAAGCAGCAGTGAGGGTCATAGCATCCCCAGCCTTTGCAGGTGCATAGCTGCCCTGGGTGGCTGCAAGTGTGACTTCTCCAATTGGCCGGGCCTTGGTGTTGATAAGGATTACTTGCGGTATGGCCCCGGTGGAGCTGGACTTTATGAGAAGCACGATGTAATCATTGTTCATCTCTGTCTGAGAAAGTGAGAGATAATAGATGCCCGTAGATCCTATTTCTGTTGCCTCATTGGTGCAATCTGTGAGGCCGTTAGGTGCTGCCCCATCAGCCCAAGCATCAATCTCAGAATCAAGGCCAGCAGCACCAATTAGTAAAGTTCCATCATTCTTTTTTAGAGGAAATGTTACGTAGGAGGCCACATTTTTAGCCCTTGATAATTCCATTTAGTCCATCACCCCATGAAAAATGCCTTCGCAAAATCCACGGCCAAAATAAGCACTAGACGAGTCGCTTGTGTATACTTCAGTTGCTGAGTACCATATACCTCCAGAGCTACTCATGCCACCCATGCAAATTGCATTTGATGAAGTGCCTCCTCCAGCTAAGTGATATCGGGCAGTTAATAAATTGCCACCTGCTGCCCAAGCAGTGCCATTATATTCTTCAGTTAGATTGGTTACTCCATAAGGAGACCAAATGAGGCCACCTGTGCAAATTGCATTCGATGAGTTGCCGCCACCTGCCGGGCATTCTCGCCCTGTCCCAAGGTCTCCACCATAACCCCATGATGTGCCATTATATTCTTGAGTTACAATGAAGGTATCTTTATCCCCCGCACAAATAGCATCTGACGAATTGCCTCCGCTAACGGAATTACGTATGCTTGATCCAAGATCTCCTCCCCAACCCCAGGCAGTTCCATTAAATTCCTCTGTTGAGATAACGTCTAATTCTTCATCATTTTCGTCTTGTATGTAGCCACCCATACAGATGGCATTTGCGGAATTACCGCCCCCTGATGAGCCCCTTCGTAGGTCTGATATTTCAGCACCAGAACTCCAGGAAGTGCCATTATATTCTTCCGTTGTAGCAGTAAATTGAGCATCTCCGTCCTTGCCACCCATACAAATGGCATCCGAGGAGTTACCACTACCTGCAAAGTCATACCGTGCAGTTAATAAATCGCCACCAGAACTCCAGGCAGTGCCATTATATTCCTCAGTTACAATAGTATCCTCATATGAGGAATTCGTGCCACCCATAGAAATGGCATCTGCAGAATTACCACCACCTTTTAAATCCATTCGCGCTGTTGCGAGATCGCCTCCCGCGCTCCAAGTCCCCATTCAAGCACCACGAAGGAGTTTCTTTGATCGCTCGACTAGCTGTTGTGGTAGCCTGATTTTGCGTTTCTCGCATTCAGCAAGCATGGTCCTGGCCTGGGCAATGATGTTAACTGCTCCACCAACATCATTTCCGGCCCGGCAGGCTGCCGGTAGCTCCCAGAGATATCGTAAAGTGAGGGCCTTTAGTTCATCTGTATCTTTATTGTTGATGTCAAACTCATCAGACTCAGCGAGATCCTCCTTGATCTGAGACCACATTTTAAGCTCTCTAATGCGTTCCTGGCCGTCTTTTCGCATCCACATAAGTTTAAACTGCAGCCGGTCTCTCTGTACTTCCTGCTTTCTTAGTTCAAATCCTTCTGTGGAACCGATTTTAAAGTTAACTTCTTCTAAATCGATTTGGGCAGCTCGATAATCGAATGATAAGCTGACCAGGTTTTCAAACATCACCAATTGCTCGCGTTTGGCCTGATGATATTTGCTTGCCGGGGTGGGGTGTTTGACATCATTTAATATGCTGAAAAGGGCTTCTGTAGTTGTTCTGTAGATTGTATGGCTCTGGATGGCCGTTTCAATCTCCGGAATCAGTCCTTGTAATACGATTAAGTCTTCATTGGCGAGAACAAAACTGTCTTTAATATTATTTAGGGCGTCTGACATAGTTTACCAATCCTCCGCCACCCAGGCAAAGTTTCTGCCTACATAGACCGTTATGTGAAAATGAGTGGTGTCCACAGTTAGGTTAGAAAAAACTGTGGACTCCCCTACATCCAGGGGAATAAGGTCCAGCCTCTTTGGCGCTACTGTAAAGCCATGGCTGATTTCCTGATCTGAGCCCGCCCCCGTAGAGGTGCCGGAGTGGCGCACAACGACGCCAGCAATTTCTTGAAAGACTCCGGCACCTTTTTGGAGGGCTTTCATAAATCACACCAGCACGATGGGGACCTTGTCAGGATCGAACTTTATCTCTGCCTCACCAACCGCTTCACCGACGCACTGGACCATATTACCAGATCCAGTCGGTGCAGTAGCCGATACTATGCCGGGTGTGGTTGTCAGGTAGTATTTCGCGCCCGGTGTGAGGCCTGTGCCTGGAAGTTCCCCGTCCAAGTACACAGTGACATTTGCTCCTGCCTCGGCTACTTCCTTTACATACCCCTGTGCCCTTTTTGTCGAGTCTGTCGCATTGGCTTTGTCTGCCGTGAGTGTGGTCGTGACCAGGTGAATATACACGACATCGTTGGCATCCAGTCCCCCGACTCCCGCTTTGCAGACAACAGTTTCAGCCGCAACCCCTGCCGGCATCATGTTCTCGTTCAGTCTCCCATCAGCACCTAATGCTGGAATGAGGCCGGCGCTTCCGCTTCCAGCACTCGTGTCGATTGCCTGTGCTTCCTGGAATACACCAGCGCCTTTAGATAGAAATTTCTGATTTGTCATTTATATCACCAAAACTGGTTCACTCAATTTGATTATCAACGTCGTCCGATCTTTTGAGGTTCCAACCTTCTGCCAGAAACCTCTGCTTGGAGGTGTTCTTGATATCGTTCCGGCGAGGGCCAGATAATAGATCTCGCCTGCATCCAAATCCCATGATGGATTCGTGATTTCTCCTGCTACCTGAATTGTGACAGGTTGCCCAGCAGCTCTTGCCTCCGCCGTGATGCCGACTGCAAGCCCCGCATGTGTCGGGTTCTCGCCATCTGCACAATGAGCCGTTCCATCGGCAGGGTTGATTATCACAAACTGGTAGGCAGCCACCCCGCCCGATACCGCAAATATCGAATGGCCGGTTAGGTTGAAGATGGGGGGATCAACTCCCACCCCAATCTGAAATCCTATAGATGAATCAGTCACATTCACCACTGGAGACAGATTAGTCACTGTGACAAGCGTCATAGCACCACGTTATCCTTCAGGGTTAATTTGCCGACGAATAGCGTTTCTCGAATGCCCGATGCATACGTGATTTCTGCTGCAAAGTAGTAGACAGTATTCGCCAAGGTCGCCATCAGTGTAGCGGAGATGATTATGGTAAAATTCCCTGCCGAGTCATTTCTAGCTATCGAGTAGCCATCGGATAACTCCGTAATCTCCCCCAGCTTGAACCTGATTGCAGCTCCAACAATGGATAGCGGAACATGAGTGATTGCTCCTGATTCCGATACCTGGGGAATCGTTAATGCCACTGGCAAGACTAAGCTATTCCCATGATACCGTTCGATACAAAAATCCATATCTTGCCGTCCACCATGCCGTTTATGCCCGCATTTCCAGTGAGAGCGTTCTTAATTTCACCTGCCGGCGTTGCCTTTGTTCAGCTTCTGCAAAGACTGCTTGAGGAACTCAGGCAGAGGCACACCCAACCGGCCCATATTTTCCAATGCTGAAAGCCCCTCGTTGGCAATGAAAAACCAGATGACAGCCGTCCTCAGGTAGGGCTCATCCAGGCCGGAGGAGATGTCCAGGATATTGGCCACGGCCACCATAAGAAATATGCAGACCTTTTTGATGATGCCCTTCATCCCGATCTCTGAACTCAGGGTCTTCTCAATATAGGCCGCCATCACGCCCGTTATGTAGTCAATGACCACCAGGGCGATGAGGGCCTTTAGGATGACATCCCACGCACCGAACAGATAGATCCCTCCCGTTCCAACGCCGGCCAGGAGAAGCTTGAAGGTCTCCGGGCCGCGCTCACCCAAAATCTGATTCATAAACCTGACTCCCGTTTGAATATTGCTCCTCTGTGCAGTGCTTCCGAGCTGCTGCCCGGAGCTGCCACAATGCTCTCTTTTGCTTCCTCCACTACCGCTACCACTTCCCGGCTGCGAAGCTGGCGGGCGAGCTTCAGGTAGTACTCCGCCTTCAGATGAGGCGAGTTGTCGAGGTCGCCCACATAAGAGACGGCCATGCTGGAGTACCGGGCAGCTATAGCTTCAGCCGCATCGGCTGCCGCCAGATTCAGGCTTTCGGGATAGAGGCTCAGGAAGTGGTTGACCTCCTCATCAGAGAGGCGCTGGTCTTCCTGGTTGGTATCGCCCACGGCCAGCCGCAGGGCATCTCTTGTGCTCCCTCCGGGATTGTTGGTATAAGTCCAGCTCACGGCTTTCAACTCCTCAAAAAAGTGGTTGGCAGGACCGAGTTATGCGATTACGCCTGCCGCGTAAACAGCCATATCGGCAGCCACCTGCTTGCAGTCAAAGGCCATCTCTCCTTCAACTCTGTCCGACTCCACATTCTCCATGCGGAACTTCTTGATACGAGCACCGAACCTGGAAGCCCCGAAGTAGCCCTTCCAGGAGAATATGTATCCAGCCGAAGGCGTGAGCAGAGACGGCTTTTCCGGAGCATAGCAAAGCAGGATCTTCTTGCTCACGATGCGCTGGAAGGTTCCAGTCTTGCCCTTGGCCGCAGTATTCACGACACCTCTTGGCACCAGGAATTTTTCCACCCCGAAGAGTTCGGCCAGGAGTTGCTCGGTGACCACGCCTTTCTGGGTGTATTTGATGGTGTCTTTCACTTCTGGACTTACCTTGAGAGTTGCCAGAACATCAGGAGCACAAACGATGATATTGGGCTCAAATCCAGTAGTAGAGGCTACATACTCCTTCCAGTCCTCGATGTTCTTGAGGATGGTAGCTCCTGACTGGTCCCACTGCTTGAACTCTCCTGCACCGGGGGAGCCAGAAACGCCGGTCAGGTTCGTTCCCCAGACATTGGTCAGGTAGGCGGCGGCCCAGACTCTCTCCCGCTTGAGGAGCATCTTCTGGCTCACAAAGAGGGTGCCGTCTCTGTCAGCATCGATGGGCATGTCCTGGTTTGCCCGGGTGTCGTCGTCTATGTCCTTATGGAAGGCATACTTCTTGCAAAAGAAGTTGGGAGTGGTATCCACTTCATAGCTGCCGCCGGCGGACTCCGTTCCTGGAGCTCTCTCCTGAGCTTCATCTCGAAGCCAATCTTCTTTGCTGTAAGTTATGTAGCGGTCGCTCTTATTGTCCACAGGCACGACCGGGAATGCCTGGTCGGCCACGAAAGAGCCCTGTTTCTGAATGTAAGCGGTGGAAATGTTTCCGAGCAGGCGGTTTACGTGAACATCACCTGCTGTAGGTTGAGGCATTTTTTCTTCACCTCCTATTCGATAGCGATCATTAACACGCCTTCACCCTCCGCAAAGGCGGTGACGTTCGAAGCTTCTATGCTGATGGAGTCTTCAGCGCCGAAGACATTGTTTCCAGAAATGGCGGCAGCCTCGACTTTGCTTCCCTTGGGAGTGCAGTTGGCAGAAGTGAGCTGCAACACGCCCCCGGTTACATTGGTGGAGTTGATCTCCAAATTGAGATCTGCCGTTTTGGCTGCGGTTGTGGCAGGATCGGTGATAGTAAACCACCATTTGATGATCCGCCCCGGAAATCCAGGAACGATCTCCGTAACCAGATCGCCATTGGCTATCTTGGATAGCTTGTAGGGGATGGACAGAACGCTCTTCTGGATGGCTCCTGCACTGGCCCTGGAGACCAGGTAGACGCTATGGATTTCACCAACAGAACCAGATTCTGCTGCCACGGCCACCTGGGCATCGTTGCCTGTAGCCGGGACCAACCGGCCCGATGCGTCGGGCGTCAGGTTCTGGTTTGCAGTCACAGAGGCACCATAAACGGCCATGCTCTTTCCCAGGCAGCAGACTGCTCCTACCTGGCCGGAAGCCGGCTTATCCTGCAAGATGCCAAGCGAGTTCTCCCCGGCACCGGAGAGGATCATCAGGCCGGAGGCATTGAGCTTGATGCAGTGAAACTGCTTGTCAGAAAGGTCAGCGCCAGCCATGATGCTGGTGGAGTAAACAATCTCCTCGCCGGCCATTACTTGCCCCTCCTCTTTACGGTTTTCTGGCGCTCATCTTCGTACTTATCGTACAGCTCAGGATTCTCGTCCAGGACCTTGCAGACTGCATCTTCCAGGGTCAGATCGCCGTCCTTGGCCACCATGGCCCTGGCTTTAGCGTAGACCTGCGCCTCTGCATCCGACTCACCGGATCCAGCCTTGCCGATCTCTTTGAAGAGCTCGGACTTCTCGATAGCTGCATCTGCCGCCTTGAGAACCCTGAAGATCTCCGAGAACTCAGCCGGGTGGCCTTCGCCCAGGGCCTTTAACACAGGACCGAACTTGATGGGCTCAATTGCCAGATGGGGAAGATCCTCGGCCTTCTCGACATACTCTTTGAGGATCTTCTCTTCCTTCAGCTCCTTGGCAATCTGCTTGGCTTCTTTAGCCTCGGCCTTGGTTACAACGTTCTCCTCCAGGAGCTGCTTTACAACGGCCTGAGTCTCGGGGTCCATCTTGGCGATGGCCTCTTTCGATAGTTCGCTTGCAGCTTGCTTTTTAGTCTCCTTTCCCGCTTTGTTAGGCACATCTTCCTTTTCAAATTCAGGTAAGGCAAGCCCCGCACATTTTGCCAGGATCGCAATTGCGTTCTCGGGAAGGGCGTCTTTGTAAGCCTTGAGAACCTTGGCCGCTCCCACAAGCGCCTCGGCCCCCTCGCCCTCCAGGCCTGCCTCCTGGAGAGCTTTTGCCAGATCCTCGTCCGGCGTCTCCAGGATGGTCTTCACGATGTCTTCTTTCAATTCTTTAATTTCCTTCACCACCAGGAACTGCTTCTTGTTCGCCCCACGAGGAACGAAGCTTATGAACTTCGCTTCCGATTCAAGCAAATCGTACTCTTGGGACCCGTACACCTTTTCCTCCAATACTGAAGGCCTTGTAAACGCCTGATTTGATCTTCTGCCAAATCACATCGTCAAAGACTTTGACTCCGATAACCCACGAGACGGCTTTGATAAGCTGTCCGAAGAGGGTTACATCCTCTCTGAAGACCCAGGAATCCACAAGCACAGCAGCAACCTGTTTCCAGTTGTGCCGGTCGTCGAACTTCCTGGACCGGATCATATAGTCGTGGGCCATGTCCTCGATAGTACGGGCACTCATCACATCGCCCTGAGCATCTACCATATCGGACTCGGCAATCACGCCGTACACCAAGCGCCTCTCCTCATCGGCCTTGAAAATCGGGGCGTGAAATTCGTCTCCAACGACAGGAACTTCCTTAAGATTCCAACTATTTAAATTAAGATCGATGTTCTGGGCCTCGGCCAGAGCCTCTTTGAGGCGCTTGACCTTCCGGGCCAGCTCCCCGGAGTCACCATGGCGAAGGACGGCATGAGGATGAGGCATCGCAATTCCGGCCAGGCCCTCCTCTGCCGCGGCTTTTCCCAAGGCTACTACGACCCTGGGGTTCATGGTTTGCAGTTGCTGCAAAATCCAGGGCCGCCAGGCGTCCACCTCATCATAAGTCGGCTCACGATTGAGGCAGCGGGGCACGAGGTAGAGAAAACCGGTCTCTTCTTCCTGGAGGCCAGCCGGCTCCAGGATGGACTTCTGAAAGAGCCTCCTGCCTTCGCCGGCCAGGGGCACACCTCTCGCTACTTCGATCCTGTTAGGAGAGGCGGCGACAAAGACCGCCTTTGCGTTCGCAACACGCAGCGGCTGCATCTCCGCCTTGAGGAGCACGGCCCTCTCCGCTCCGCCCTTGACGATGGTAGCTCCTCCAGCCCAGCGGTCCAGGATCGACAGCTCGCGGCGGGTGGCGAAGGCCCGCTTCTGTCCGGCCTTTTCCACGTAGAGACTCGTGCCATTTCCAAGGGATGGCTCACAATGAGCCCAGAGTTCGTCAAAGCTGGAAAAGTACTTCATTCGATTCACATCCTTTTGGAGAATTGGGATTTGACGCATTTCGCCCAGGCCCGCTTCTGGAGACAGGGGCATGATGAACTTCAGATCCTCATCACCGATCTGAGAGAGCTCTGGTGCCGTCTCGTTCGTTTCAAAGCTGACCCTCTGCAGGCCAGGGATTTCTTCATCCGGCATCATCTCTGAATATTCAGGGTCCTCTACCTCAGACAGCTCAGGGTAGCAAACACAATTATCATGAATTTGCTGAAAAGGTACAGAGAGAGGGAAGAACTGGCCTTCTCTTTCCTGGCAAGCTTTGCAGGGTGCGCTATTTCCACACCTCCACCACCAGCCGTTTACCATCAGGCAGCCACCTCCTCGCTCTCTTCAATGCCAGGCTCTGCTTCTGGCCTCTTTTGCTGCAGGGAATTTTTTGGAGCGGAAGCCGGCTTTGCTTTTCTCCGAGATGGCTGCTGCATGTCTCTCAAGGGCAGATCGGCAATGCCTCGCAGGTGATTTTCCAGCCGGTCGTCCAGCACCATGCCCATATTGGTTAGCCTTTCCAGGAAGTTGCCCAGCGCCTCAAGATTGGTGGGCTCTGCTTTCCCGTGTGCGAGATAGGGAAGCTCATCCCTCTCCCAACCGTTCAGTTCGAAGAGCTCAGGAACGGCCTGGGTGTTTATCGTCTCAGCGATATTATCGAGCAATGACATCAGCGACTGATAGAACATCTTGGACTTGGTATCAGACAACGCATAGCTGCCCTGCTTTTGCTGGCCCAAGAGCAAGAAATCGGCCATAACCGTCAGAGCAATGCGGGTGTCGTATCGGGTGATAACGCGGCTGGTATCGAACTGGCGAGTTCCGCTGCTGGCAAGGAGCTTGAACTCATAGAGCCGGTTACCATTGGCATCAAAGACCGCAGGCAGGAGAATGCCTTCTGCTTCGTCCCTCCGGATGTTGGAAATCACATCCATGAAGTCATTGTAGGCTTCAGTTGCCTTGTCGGTCTTCTGCTCAAAGACCTCTAATGGAATATAGAGAGTCGGATAACCGGCGAGGTCACGCTCGATTCCGATCCCTTCCAGATCCTCGATCTGAGTTTTCATATAGTAGCTTCGACGAGCGTTTCTGAGGGGGGACCGGCCCTCCGGATTGCCCTTGGACGAAGTGGTTACAAAATGCAGAGCCTTGTCAAGTGGAATCCTACGCTCCTGGTAGTCCGGAGCCGGGATCTGGCTCATGCCAATGAGAGTGTCTGTGTCCTCGTCATAGATCCATTCGTTCAGGCTCTCCTGGGCTCGGGGAGCCCATTTGGCCCAGCCTATTTTGCCATCGTTATACTGGCTGTGGAACCTGGGATCTTTCTGTCTCGGACCCCGGCGGATCTTGAAGACCTTCTCGAAGTAGCCCCAGCCGAAGGTCAGAATGGAAAAGATCTCATCCAGAGTGGAGGGCCAGGGGTAGGACATGTCATAGATGCAGCTCTCCAGATACTTGGCGTCCTCCTGGCCTTCCTCGCTGCTGTTGGCGGGAACGGCGAACCAGGGAACCGATTTAGCGATCTCCTTGATGGCAAACAGGTATCCGCCAATGATGGCATCGCTGTCGGCCATCCTCTTGTAGACCTCAGCGCCCTTTCTGCCCTGCAGTTCAGGAAGCCACTCTTCAGAGATGTAGCCGCCGAAGCGAGTCAGACCCGTCCGGCCCATCTCGACCAGTTTCATGTTCTTCTTTGCCACTATCTTCTCCCTCTCCATTTACTGCGTTTTTTGGGAACGCCAGGCGAGACCACCGGGGCTGCGACCTGGAAATTGTTTAATAGCTCAATGCATCCGGTAACAGCGTCCACGATGTCGTCGTGATCTCCGCCCGGAAAATTGGTGAATTCGTAAAGCAGCGTCTCAAACCAGGAGGCATTTTTGCGATAGAACAGCTTGCCTGCTGCGCCGCGGGCCGAGCAGAGCAGAGCGCGGCTCACTTTGTCTTTATTGACCGAAACGGGATAGAAGGCGACACTGCGAAGCCGCTTCTCCCGAACCAGCTCCTGAAAAGAGGAGAGCTGAAAGCCGTTGGTCTCCACACCGGCCAGGCCGACCCCCTGGGAGAGGATCTCGTCTATGATGTGCTCTTTTGCATCCGGCCACTCCCACCGGCCACGAAGGATATTGAGGATGTAGATGTTCGCCTTCTCATCCAGGCCACAGGTGGCGATAACCGTAAAATCGGCGCGCGTATTCGTGCTGGTGGCCAGGTCAATGAAAGTGCCGATCTTGAGAGACGACCGCTCGATGACGGGAAGTTCATAGACGCAGTCTTGAATCATGATTTCATGGATTCCAATCAACCGGGGTTGCGGGCAGGCGGAACAGCTACGGGGATGAGGGGGGT